AAGGAGAAAGCGGTGGAACATCCGCTTTATTTTTTGCTCCATGATGAGCCGAATCCGGAGATGACTTCCTTTATCTTCAGGGAGACTCTGATGACGCATTTGCTCCTTTGGGGCAACGCCTACAGTCAGATCATCCGCAATGGCAAGGGTGAAGTTGTTGCGCTGTATCCGCTGATGCCGGATCGGATGAAGGTGGATCGTGATGAGCATGGAAGGCTTTATTACGAGTACACCGTTTATGATTCGGACGATGTGGACGGCAGGAAAGGCACCAATAAGGTTGGAAGAACCGTAAGGCTTCAGCCTCACGATGTGCTGCACATTCCGGGTCTTGGATTTGACGGTCTGGTTGGATACAGTCCGATCGCTATGGCCAAGAATGCGATAGGGCTGGCAATCGCTACGGAAGAGTATGGCAGCAAGTTTTTTGCCAATGGTGCGGCTCCTTCCGGTGTGCTGGAGCATCCGGGGACTATTAAGGATCCGAGCAAGGTGAGGGAAAGCTGGCAGGCGACCTTCGGAGGAAGCGGCAATGCAAATAAGATTGCCGTTTTGGAAGAGGGCATGAAGTACACGCCTATCAGTATCAGTCCTGAGCAGGCTCAGTTCCTGGAGACAAGGAAGTTCCAGATCGATGAGATCGCGAGGATCTTCCGGGTGCCGCCTCATATGATCGGTGATTTGGAGAAGTCCAGCTTCAATAACATTGAGCAGCAGTCGCTGGAGTTTGTGAAGTACACGCTGGATCCCTGGGTAAGCCGTTGGGAGCAGGCAATGGTGAGAGCCTTGCTGACTCCGGATGAAAAGAAGAAATACTTCTTCAAGTTCAATGTGGACGGCTTGTTAAGGGGAGATTACCAGAGCAGGATGAACGGCTATGCGACAGCCAGACAGAACGGCTGGATGTCCGCCAATGACATCCGTGAACTGGAGAATCTGGACAGAATCCCGGCGGAACAGGGTGGTGATCTGTATCTGATCAATGGAAATATGACGAAGCTGGAGGATGCCGGGATATTTGCGGCAGGCAACAACGGAAAGGAGGAAGGAGATTCCGATGAAGAAGTTTTGGAACTGGAAAAGCAGGAAGATCAGAGACCAGGCTTCAGGCGAAGAGGTCAGTGAGAGAGTGCTTTTCCTGAATGGAACCATAGCAGAAGAGAGCTGGTTTGACGACGATGTCACACCGGCTCTTTTTAGAGAAGAACTGAATGCCGGAACAGGAAACATTACGGTCTGGATCAATAGTCCGGGCGGTGACTGCGTGGCAGCGGCTCAGATCTATAACATGCTGATGGACTATAAGGGCGATGTCACGGTGAAGATCGATGGCATTGCGGCATCAGCGGCAAGCGTGATCGCGATGGCAGGGACGAAGGTACTCATGAGTCCTGTGAGCATGATGATGATCCACAATCCGGCGACTATTGCTTTTGGCGATACGGTGGAGATGCAGAAGGCGATCAACATGCTGGCTGAAGTGAAGGAATCCATCATGAATGCCTATGAGATCAAGACCGGCATGAGCAGGACAAAGATCTCACATCTGATGGATGCGGAGACCTGGATGGACGCGCACAAGGCGGTGGAACTGGGATTTGCTGATGACATTCTCGAAAGAGAGGGCGTGGAAGCGGATGTCGGTTCGCCGGAGGTGTCGATGCTCTATTCCAGGGCGGCGGTGACCAATTCGCTGATGGATAAGATCGCGGCGAAGTGTCACATTAAGCCACCGGACAGTTGCGCCGGCGCAAATGAAGTAACTGAAGACAGTGTTGGTGATGGGCGTTCCTGTGATGAGATCAGGGAACGCTTGAATTTTATCAAGAGATTCATTTAAGGAGGAATCGAGCTATGACTATCAAAGATATGATCGAGAAGAGAGCAAAGGTGTGGGAGACCGCGAAGAACTTTGTGGATACCCACGAGAATGAGAACGGCGTTCTGTCTGCGGAGGATAACGCGACTTACAGCCGTATGGAGCAGGAAATCGAGGATCTGACTGCGGCAATCGACCGTCAGCAGAGAGCTGAGGCAAGAGAGGCTGAGTTCAACAAGCCTGTCAATATGCCTCTTACAGGAAGACCTGCAAGACAGGAAGTTGAGGAAAAGACCGGCCGTGCTTCCAATGCATACAAGGAAGACTTCGGTGCGCATCTCCGTGGAAAGAGACCTGTGCATAATGTCCTTTCTGAGGGCGTGCAGGCGGACGGCGGTTATCTTGTGCCGGAAGAATTTGAGCGTCAGATCGTGATGGGTCTTGATGAGGCGAATGTGGTGAGAGGGCTTGCTAAGGTCATCACCACCAGCGCGGAAAGAAAGATCCCGATTGCGGCGACTCATTCTACCGCTGCATGGACGGCTGAGAATGGTGCCTATACTCCGAGTGATCCTTCCTTCGACCAGAAGACCATCGATGCGTTCAAGCTGACTGACCTTGTGAAGGTTTCCATCGAGCTTCTTCAGGATTCCATGTTTGATCTGGAATCTTATATTGCGGCTGAATTCGCAAGAGCCTTCGGTATCGCAGAGGAAGAGGCTTTCTGCGTAGGTACCGGAACCGGTCAGCCTACGGGTATCTTTACCGCGAACGGCGGACAGGTGGGCGTTACCGCTGCGGCAAACAACGCGATCACTGCGGATGAACTGATCAGCCTTGTGTATGCGCTTAAGAGTCCTTATCGCAGAAATGCGAAGTTCCTTATGAACGATGCGACTATCGCTGCAATCAGAAAGCTGAAGGACGGCAACGGTGTTTATCTCTGGCAGCCTTCACTTCAGGCAGGCGAGCCGGACAAGCTTCTTGGCTATGACCTTTACACTTCGCCTTATGTTCCTACGGTTGCATCGGATGCGCTCACCGTGGCTTTCGGTGATTTCAAGAATTACTGGATCGCTGACCGTTCCGGTAGAACCGTGCAGAGACTCAATGAGCTCTACAGCACCAATGGACAGGTGGGATTTGTCGCAACTGAGAGAGTTGATGGCAAGGTGATCCTTCCTGAGGGCATCCAGCTTCTTAAGATGAAGCACTAAGGAGGGCTGAGTCATGAGTGAGTACAACGCTAAGAATTATACCGAGCAGGGCGGCGATGTCACCCATATCGGAGGCAAGCTGATCTTTGAGGATGGAAGTTCCGTAGAGGGGCTTCCTTCTTCCTTTACACCGGCGGAGAACCAGGCGGCCAGTGAAGCAACTACTGTTGTGGCACTGAAAGAGGATTTCAACAGTCTTCTGGCAAAGCTGAAGGCTGCTGGTCTTATGACAGCGGATGATGATACTGACGGAACAGAGTAAGAAATTCGGGGCGGTGGAGCAATCTGCCGTCCCGGTTTAAGGAGTGATGCAGATGACTGTGACTGTGGAAGAGATGAAGAGTTATCTCCGTGTTGATTTCGAGGATGACGATGCTCTGATCGAAAACTTCATATCGGCGGCGAAGAAGCAGTGCATGGATATCCTGCGGACGGACGATGAGGCGGACCTGGATGCGGCTCAGAATGGGAAGATCGCTGTGATGTTTACGGTGGCTTATCTGTATGAGCACAGGGAAGAAGCTGACCATCATGCGATGGATTTGACGCTTCGGGCTTTGCTGTTTGGCAGCCGGAAGGAGGGATTCTGATGGATGTGGCAGCTTTAAGATCCAAGGTGACGTTTCAGAAGAATGAAACTGTGACAGACAAGTACGGCAATCACAAGAATGCCTGGACGGATTATTATACCTGCTTTGCCACGATCGGCGGTGAAGGCCTGGCAAGTTCCAAGGAAGAACAGACTGCCGGAACTACGGTTGAGGATTTCAGTATGACTGTTTCCGTTCGTTATTGTCAGAAGGTTGCCGCAATCGATTCCACGCATTTCCGGGTGATGTTCATGGGTGAGATCTACAACATCGTGAACATCGACCACATGAACTTCCGGAAGAAGTCATTGAAGTTCACCTGCAGGAAGGAGCGGCGCTGATGGCACAGACGATAAAGATTGACCAGCTGGCGGATACTGTGATGAAGGGTATGGAGGAATACGCGAAGCTTGCTGCGGAGGACCTGAAGAAGGATGTCCAGAAGGCGGGCAAGACCGTAAAACAACAGATCGAAAGCACGGCTCCGAAGAAGACGGGAAAGTATTCCAAGAGCTGGGCGGTGAAGAAGACCAGGGAAACGTCGGATTCCATCCAGATCGTGGTGCATTCCAAGCGCTACCAGCTGACGCATCTTTTGGAGTTTGGCCATGCGAAGCGCGGCGGTGGAAGGACAAGGGCGTTCCCTCACATCGCGCCGGCGGAGCAGGCAGGTATCGAGCAGCTGACAAGGGATATCGAGCGTGACCTGCAGAAAGGCGGTTAAAGATGGAGATGTTGCTTTTGTTATTCGTGATCGCTCTTGGGGTTGTGGTGATCGGCGTAGCCATTTACCACGGTACCCGGAGGGGCGAGGATTGTCATGGTTATCCGTATAACTGCCCGGCCTGTCGTCATGCTGCGGAATGCATTATCGAGATCGGGAGGAAGAAGGATGACGCATGAAGACGTAATGCAGATGCTGGCTGAAACAGAGATCCCTTTTGC